CGTTCAAGCAATATATATTATATTGTGAATGCTCGCTAAATCGTGCGGCAATTGCTGACGCGCCGTTGCCGATCCCCACCACTGACATCATAACTTTAACTCGTTAAGCTCTAAATAGTTTGGGCCGGCTGATAGGTTAACCAGATATTTTCCAAGTGTGTTATTCGCAAAGATTTCTTTGATTTCGGGAACCAGTTCTCGCTCTTCGTTATCTAGATCAACGACCACTTCATCATGCACAATGTGGGAGATAAATGATTTCTTATCCTTTAATAACTCCCCAATCCGACAGGCGCGCTCAAGCACCAAGTCTGAAGTGGTGCTCTGAATTAAATAATTTAAGGCTCGGCGACGATCCACCTTGATCTCCCTTCCAAATACAGTATTAATATATCCGTCGTGGTACCACTTGTCAAGTACTTTTTCACGATCATAGTAATCAGTGCTAATTGCTTGAGAATCTGGATTGTAAAGCCAAGCAAAGAAGATTGTTTTAGCTTCCTCTCTGGGGATGTCAGCGCGTTCAAGGACGTTTACTAGGTTCCATGAGTGGATGTCTTCTAATGGCTGTGGGTTGCCACTGAGCGCCAGCAACGTACGCACTTCGGCGCCGTTGTAGTCTAGAGATAAGAACCAGTCATTACGAGGCTTTACAAGCTTTCTTAGCTCCTTCCTCATAGTGAGAATAGGAAAAGAACTTGGCTTGGTGGTAAGTCGGCCAGTCACAGTTCCAAAAAGATTATAGTCAATGTGGTTTTGTTTAGTGAGGTACTTTTGCGCCTCTTTGCGTAAGATGCTCTTAACAAATATTTCGCGGCATTCATCACCATTTAAAAGGAGACTTTGATACTTGATCTGATGCAGTAACCTCTGTACATCATTTAGAAATTTGTAATTTGTTGGTTTCTCACAAGTCTGGAATATGTGCTCGGTAATTTTATTCTTTACTTCCAGAAATCTCACGATAAAATCATGGGGCACCAAATCAAAAAAGCAATGTTCGTGCAAATCAACCTTAGCTAGCTCAAAAGAGCGCCGATAGGCTCTCATTTTTTTTGCTGCTGATTCATATTCTTCTTTTAGAGATTCCGGGCAAGCAGCCTCTAAAGAGATTCCGCCACAATATAGCCATGCGTATTCTGGGCTGCTGCTCTCTAGAGTTCCGGAGTACTTCCAAGTACGCCCAAGTTCAGAAGGAATCTGATCAAAGAATAGCTGTCCGTTTTGATAAACTCCTACACACTCTTTCTTGTCGTCAATCGTTTGGAAGTACATTAGTCCTGCTTTTCTAGATCAATTCTATCAAACTTCTTTTTAATATAGCTCAAGGAACCCACATAGTCAAACGTTTTGTTTAAAATTCTTTCAAAAGTGTCGAGGCCGAGGTTTTCATTACTACGGAAGACCTCCATGCAGTTATTAATAAGCATGTTTCTTTCGTTGGGCGTAAAGTGGCTTTCTTCTTCTATAAACCTAATTGTGCAGTAAAGGCGAAAGAAATAAAATTTGTTATATCGAGCAGACAGGCTTTCTGGAGTATAATCAATAGGCTTTGTTGTTTTAACTGTGACTCTTTTGCTTCCTCCACAACTCACAGCTTCGTAAGATGGATATTTTACTTCGTTATAAAACCTAAGCATTGTGTTCTTAAAGTTTCCATAAGATCTCCGATGAGCAGGAATATACGCAGTTCTTAAAATTTTATTGGTGTCTCCAAGATTACGCTGTGCAGCTTTCCGCAGCATAGCACTTGAAGCTATATCGGCTACAAGCCGCCAAGGGTAAAACTTATCAACCATAAATCCGTAAGACCTACAGGCATTCAGATAGAATGCCCAGTTTCTACTATTGGTGAACTTCAACACTTTATCCAAATCGGCTGCAGGCTTGAGATCAGCTATTTCAATTACAAGTCCCGAGCTGTGTATAGAGCCGTAAGTGCTTTTTACAAAAGCCGGAAAAGTGAACGGCTGCTTGCGAGCAGTTTTTTGCAAAAAAGGCATTAACTTGGCTACGAACTCATCAAAGTTAGTTATCGGCATTTCTTTTTCTTTAAACAAGGAGTCAATTGCTGATTTATAAGTTCTTAAATGGGAGGCATATACTTTCTCTGGATTTTCATACGCTTTATAAACCACAAGCTCCGATAAGTAATCATCCGAGGGATCGATCATTTGTGACATTACTGCTTTCTTAAATTGGTAAACCATCTCAGTAAAATTTTCTTCTACAAAATCGAGGGCCATAAAATTTGCTTCAGCTTCGCTGCTCTGTTTAAGTGGCACAAGTTCGGCGCCGATGTTAGAGGGGATAATAGGTACAAACGAGCGATTGGTGCGGCCGTAAAGATGTTTTTCAGCAAAATTAAAATCCACCAAGTTTGAATACTCTTCACCAAAGCGTGCAATTTCATTTTTATAACGCAGCCTTTTGTTATACACATCTTTTGTGGTATTCTCGGCGTTAATCCCCTTGAGATACACGTCTTCTAAGTTCTGTGGGGTACTGTCGGACGCTTCTGCATCTATATCTGCTGGCGGTTTGCTTTGTTTGTATATTAGTTTGTTAGTGGCCACTGGTTGTGCTCCTATTTCGCTTGGCTAACCGTATCTTTAGGTTCTTTGTTTTTCTTGTCTTCCGACGAAATGTCGTTAGCTTTTTTTAGATATTGGCATTTTTCTTTTTTCTCTTCTTTATCGACCTTTTGGACCGCTTTCGCATTACTCTTCTTAGCGATCTCTGATACCCACACCGCATCTATTGTAGTGTTCGCCTCTCCTGCTCCAAACTTATGAGAAGAGCGTATTATCATGTAATAGCCTCCGATACCATATGTACTTAGTTCTTGAGCACTAACATCGCCTGGATTAACTTTTGCATTAAAAGTCATGTTTGGTACCAACCCTTTTGGATTAACAAATATATAACTGCCGGGGAATGCACTGACGTTTGCATAAGTATCAATGGTGACATTGTACACTTCTCTCAATTGCTCAAGTCCATTATACCCTTCTTGTTCATACCTCACCTCTTTGAGTCCCGGAGTCTCGGTTTTTTGAAATTTTATATTTTTTACAATTCCTCTATCTTTACCAGCCATATAGTGCATAACACCGCGAGGCTGGTCTTCTTCAATTCTACCATTCATTTTTTCATTCGGCGCGTTCCGGCCGGCATAATAACAAACGTAATTTATTTCATAAGGAGTATCCCGGGATACCACGGGGCTTCCCGGTGGACCTGACATTTCTAAGATTGGCCAAGACTTTATTGGGCGCCAGCCGTCTGTATCACCATTCATATCAGTTGAGTCATGATAATACAAATGTAAGCGAGATGTATCATACGAAGTACGTTCTCTAACATCAGTCCTGTATTTGGCGAGCATTTGACTAATTGTGTCCGGAACATTAGGACGATTATTGTACGCAGTTATCGCGGCTTGCATAAGGTATGTCTTTTGCTTTGATTGCCCTCGTCCTCTGGGGAAGCAGTGCCCATCGTTAATAAATCCATTAACTAATCCATTAATAAAATCATTTAGGAAAGCAGAGATCGCATAATAAGGGCGGTCTTTAGATAGAGTGCGACCAGTAAGCCATTCCATAAAATACTTAAATGAAATAGGCAAGTCACCAATGTTTACACATCTACTATTTGCAGGATTTCGAGGATCTACGATCTCTATTGGACCTAAGAGACACCGGTATCTCTTAAAGTTTTCCTGCATTCGCAGAGTTCGACGCAAATCCAAGTCAGCTTCTTGCACGGCACGTGCTTCGAATTCTTCAGCCATAGTATCAATAGCGTGCCAGTCTTCCCACACATTTTCCGATCGATGAGCTTCTTGTTGTTTTACTTCCTCAGCCGTGGGGGGAGTTTCAATCAGATTCTTTACTTTCCTGTAATAGGCCGCGGTCGCTTCAAGATCTGCATCAATTCCTTCCAAAATAATATCTAATAAATCGCTAATATAAAAGTAGACTAACGAAACCTGTTGTGTGCTGTTAGCGTTCTTTTGATCTTTGTGCCCTTGTCCCTTGGCTGTTGGGTTTTTTGAATACTCTTTGATAGCGGCTGCTAAGCCATTTCGCTGACCCTCAGTCGCATCTCTTAGGTTATTAATATCCAGCGCATCAGCTTCTGCTTTTAAAAGATCAAAATAGGGACCCTTCTCTTGAAATTCTCGCAGGGCGCTATACTTTAAATTTATGAATCTTAGTTTTCCGCTATTTTTAAGGTCCTTCCACATAGCGGCACGTGCTGTGGCTAGCTCCTTAGCAACGTCAGCCCCCATTTTTTCTTTATATTTAGCCATTTCTTCAGAATCACAATTTTCCTGAAACTTACGATATGTTGCTTCGCGCAGTTTCTGGCTTTCAATGAGTGTCGAATCGCTGAAAATACTATAACTTGGCTCATCAAAAAAGTCATCGATATAAGCAAGATATTGAATTTTAAATATGACGCGACCCATATCATCGAAATCAAACGTATGAATAGTGGGGGTTAGGTTTATCGTTACAAACGAAGTATTTAACATGTCAGCCACCTGCGCATGGGACAACCCTCGCACTCCTGGTGGCTTCATCCACCCTACTACCGCCTTTAATCTAAAATTTAATTTAGAAAGATTATACAACCGGGTGCGTTCGTCTGTAGTCAAATCGCTGCCGTGTTTTTGAATATACTTCTCCATTGTCGAATAGCCACCCGTTTTAAGAGCTAGATCCACATATGAATATCCTCCACGGTCTTTTGTAAGCTCATCAAACGTATTGGCAAAAATTGTTAATTCAGCACTAATACTCTTCTTTAGAGCAAATGGGTTACTCGCTTCATAATTAACAGAAAAGTTTTTAATACCAGCGCCGAAGCCGCGCTTTCCTGTGGGCTTCATAAACTCTTCAAGATCTTGTCTGGTTGTGGAGGTATTGAACACCATCTCTTGAGAAGTCTCTACTGTTTTTTGTGTTGCGTCGTCTTGTGTTTCGGTAACTCGGAATAAGCGTATCTGAGGCTGAAGTTGGGAAAGGTCTGGTGTTCCCAGGTTAATAAAGTCTTGTTGCTCGGGGTACTGGGTAAGTCTGTTTATAAAGCCATAGGGAGTGTTGGCATCTACCATGAGGCAGGCATTAGATGGCACGTGCACTTGCTCTCCTTCTTCAGTAGTGGCGCCCTCGTCTACATAAGGTAAATACTTGTGTTCTTCTTCGTCAATCACATCGATTTTATGCTCTACAATTTTAAACACCTGCGATAAAAGAAAACATTGTTCTCGATATTCTACGGTGTCATATGCGATACCGGCTCTTGATATCTTTTCGGCTGCAGCGTCTTTTGCGTCGGAGGCTGGAGGTTGTGCCGCGCCTGCGTCTTCAGCTGCCGCGCGTTCTAGCAGATCGCCTGTCAGCGTGCTAGCAGCCATGTTCGGTCCTCCACCCCTACCCGCATTATCATCAGCGGTTGCTTTTAAGTGAAGTTTTAGCTCTTTTATGACTATTTGAGCAAGCCCCTTGCCACCATATACATACGCCGGGTGGCCACCCGAAGTCCATGCCTCAGAGGTGCCATATTTTGTCATAAATTCTGCCATTTCAGCAGAAGTTTGTATATTGTCTATGTCTGTTAGAGGATCACTATAGTACCTTGATGCGATACCGGCGCGTGAGCCATGACCGTAAGCAGTAGTACCAGTGGTTGCAACCTCTGAATCTCCTGTGACCCCCCCGGTTTCGCTGGTACCTGTGTAAACCCCATCCTTTCTATGGAGTTCAGTGGTACCATAACGACTGTTTTCTAAATTACTTACTGAGGACCATGATTCATTGCCGCGTTTTAGATCATCCCATTCTGAACGAAGTTTCGCCCACTCTCTTTGAAGCTGGCTTTTATACTGGAGTTTTAGTTTTTCTCTAGCTTTTGCTAAATCTTCTGGAGTTTTCCAGTAATCTGCATGCGAATCTGCCATTTTACAACCCTAAGACTTCAAGCACCTTCGATGCGTTGACTGGGATACTGATTTGGTCTCCGGGAAAGATATCTGCTTCTGTGGGAGTACCGTTGTACCACGCAATAATCCACCACAATCGAGAATCACCATAATATTGGTGTGCGACTTGATAGAATCGATCTCCGTATTTCCAGATGTAGGCATTTGTCATTAAGCTTGCTCTCGCTTCTGGACCTGGGTTAATCAGCTGCGGTGTTGCATATTGAACAATGCGCTTCTTCGCATTTCTTTTCTTGCGCAAGAATTCGTAATAATCACTGCCATTAATGAGGCGGTCTGTGTCTTGATATCTTCCCATAGTTTACGCCTTCTTAATCCCGCTGCTATAACTTGCAGCTTCTCTAGCTCGACCACCATGGCCAGAATCGGTGAAGACACCCTCATCGGTTGCTCCTGCATAGGCTGAAGCCTCATAAGGGTTAAGCTTGCCCTTGCCGGCGCGGCGGCGGTCTCTCCCGAGCCGACCACCCCCAATCCCGAATGGGCCAGAGGTACCAAACATGCCGCCATAGCGCGCTTCTGCGTCGTCAAGTTGTTGTTGTCGAACATCACGTTCGTTTTGTTCTGCTTGGGCTAGTGCTGCTCTTTCATTGAAGGTTGCTGCCTCAGAAGCCTCGTCGTAAGGTTCTTCTAAAATTACATTGTAGGGAAATCCCGGTGCTAGTTCATTACCACCCTGGTCAAAGCCGATAGTTTGTTCATGAATGCAGTTAAAAGTTACCGACACATCAATTAATTTGGGCAAAACAGTATTAAAACCTTTTTCCAGAACGCCTTGTGCTTCCAAGTTATGATCTATCTGGACAGATGAAATTACACCAAGTATACCTTGATTGGCTATGTTTGTGGACCTATACATATCGAAAAGGGCGCTTCCTGATGTATTTTGAGCCATTTGGGTGTGGTAATTACTGGTGCCACCATCAAAATTATCAAAAGCGCCCGCGTCGGCACCATAGGTGCCAATTTGTGCCAAGTTCATTACTTTCATGCGAATAAGCGGAGACTGCCCAATGATTCGCGATGCTCCCTCATCTACATAGGAGGGATAAAGATACTGAGTTAATTTCTGTACTCTGCCTAAGTTTTCGTATGCCTCGCCTTCGGAGAATGCGGGTACTTTAAAGTTTAACGAGATCTGGCGTTGAGTCCCCTTAAACATGTAAATTGGATCGGTTCGTCCGTATACTGTCTCGGATGCCCAATCGCTGCTGAAGCTTTCGTTGTATGCAACAATGAAGGCTTTGAAATATACAGCCTTTTGACTCGGAACGTGGAAGAATGATAATTGCATTCCTCGACCTTCAGAACTCGCATAAGGATCGGAAGGATCGACTTCGATAACTGGCATGCCGGTGCCTTTGACACCTGTTGTGGTTTTACCATATTTTCCGCTTCTAAATTGATCTGTCCAGTTTTGCCAGTCGGCCATTGTCGTTGTTTCCTTTTAAATTATATACCGGTAGTGCTCGCCATGCCTTGATAGCTAACTGCACCCAAGCGTCCGTCTACAATCTCGGTAACTACTGTACCTAGTTGTTCTTTGCCAATTGTGATCGGAATATTTACTTGAGTTGTTTGTGAACCACCGCCGGCAGTTGCAGTAGGTGCTTCAGGTGTACGCCCTTCAAATGCGGCTTGCATACGCCCGAAGAGTGTCTGATCGAATGACTTCTGCAATACTCTAGCAACGCCTTCCATGCCGGCAGCAGGCTTTTGTGGGGTGGCAGTTAGTGGCTTCAAATTTTCGGCGGCGCGTTCGGGCACATCTGCGTAAACGTCGTCTACAAGCCCGGGCATCTTGGCGGCTACTGATTGCATCGGCTGTACGAAGGTTGGATCCATCACTTCTCTTTCCATCTTCTTCGACGGTGAGGAGATTTCCATTTCGGTTTTGATGCCCATCACTCCTTCCGCCCATTCGCCCGGAAGCCACTTTACAAATCCGCTAACCTTTTCTTTGATACTATCAAAATTAAACGTCTCGCTGAACCACATGCCAAGTTTTTTGAGAAGCCCTCCAATAAATTCAATCGGCGTGGCTAAAAGCTTAATGGCAGAACCAACTGCTTTCATTCCCTTTTCGAGAACGCCTCCTGTAAATAAATCTAGGAAGCTTGGAGATGCTTTTTTCTTAAATATGCTCATCACATACCAAATAGCGCCCCCAATAGCAGCAAAAACCGCAACAACCGCCCAGGCTGGTAGTGAGACAGCTATAATAATACCCGCTACAATTCCCAAGGCTATCCCTATAGCTTTGAGAGCCTCACCAACTTTTGCCATAGTAGCCGGAGCATCTTCAAAGAAACCCCACAGCTTGGCAATAGGCCCGTCGGCTTTAGCTAGTTCATCCATAAAAGGAATAAGTGCATCTTCCATGACTCTACCAAATTCATCTCCAAATTTCGCTAATCGACCTTCGCCGTCCATGAATCGTTCGAGTACAGGCTGAAGCTTTGCGGCTAGTTTCGTCATAGTTGGAGCAAACGCAGCTAGTGTATTCTTAAGAATTTCCATTGTGGATTGCCAGCTTTTAGCCTTTTCTCGTTGTTCTGCGAATTTCTTAGAGGTCATGCCAATGTTGCCATCTAACGCACCCATATCTCCGGACATCATCGCTGCCAATTCACCCACATCTTTTAGTCCTGCAGCATTCGCATAAAACTTCTTCTGGTAATAACTCATATCGTCAAAGGACCCAGCAGCGTCTAGAATGCTATCTCGAATCATATTAAAGCGGTCCACAGGATCGGTCGTCATCATAAGATCCATCGCATTAACCATATTACCGCCAATTGCTGCATTCAGCATGCCGGCTTGTTTTGCGGCGCCTTCGAAGGTGTCAAATTTCTCTGTAATGGAGAGGATTCGTCCCATCTCGATTCCTGTTATCTTTTGCACCATTGCTAACCGCTTGAAAACGCGTTCCCCATCGCGGCCAAAACGCTTGAGTTCGTTTGATACGCCGGCGAAATCTTCTGCCATCTTGTTGATGGGAACACCAATATCTGACGCGTGTGCAGATAACCCTAGCAAGAGTTCGTCTGCGCCACCGATTCCAATTCCAAGACCCTTGGTCGCTGCTTGTGCGATTTTAGCGGAGGTTTCTACACTCACACCAAACTCACCCATTAGAGCGGTCGTCTTAAGTAGATCTTTGCGGGCGCCAGCAGAAGCCATTGTATAGTCCGTGGTGCTTGTGTAAAGAGCCATCTGTGCCGCGCTTGCTTCTTCCATTGAGACACCTACTGCACGCATCTCGCGCTCTACGTTAGGTATTACAGCGCCGAACTCTTTAGCGGCGCCTGTGGCGCGCTGGAAGGCAACAGTTGCGTCTCTCGTCTTGATCGCTAGTCCTATCGTCCACTCTACAAGCTTGGCAATGGCGCCAACTACTAAGAGAATAATACCAATGCCGAGTGCGGCCGTGAGCATTCCGGCAGATATAGCGCCTGCTTTAAGGGCGTTATTGAGCATCTTGGCGCCCTTTGCAAATTTAAACATCCCGTCGATACCTCCACCAATTGCTTTGCCCATCTTAGATTGATTTAAGAGGCTTTTAGACATTCCGTTAACAATGCTTTTTTGGATTTCAACACCTTTAGTTTTCTGCAGATTATTGATCTCTTCTAATTTGTTTTTCCTTTTGCCCTCCATCACCTGTTTCTTTAAAAGCTGATATTCTTCTCCCATGGCGTCACCCGACGCTACCATCTTATCTAATTGTTGTTCGAGGAGCCGCAGTTGGGCTTTTTGTTCTTTCTTGAGTAGTTCTTCTATTTCTAGATCGCGGGCCCTGCGTACTGATCGGTTTTTTTCTGTCTCATTTATTTCTGAGAGTGTGTGTCTTTGCGCAGCCAGTTGATTTATATTATCTTGGTTAATCTGGCTAGCTTTTTGTCTCTCTATGTTCCCTCTAGCAATCGCCTCGGCCGTATCCTGATCAATTACTTTGCCTTCGCGCTTCAGATCATTTAAAACCTTTTGTGCTTCCTGCTGCAGTTTTAATTCTTCTGCGGTGGGTTGATTTGGATCTTTAGGGTCTGCCACAATAAATACCTCGCTATAGAATAATTAGTATGAATACAAAAAAGGCAAGAGTTCTATCTCTTGCCTCTGGGCGGTGGGGTGTCCATGCCTTTAGGCTGGTTATGTGACGTCAGCGTCTGGCTTTTACTGCCACCGCTGGAGGCGCTTTCCATTGCTGCATTTTCGTCTTCGATTTGTCTCGCTAAACGCTGCGTAAACCATGCCCTAAGCCCAACTGGCAGGTTGTAGGATTCGGTGAGTGACCAGCCGCCAGCATATTTTAAGAAGAAAAACTGTTCATAGACGTTCTGCATGTATTCATCGGTCAGGCCAAAAAAAGTCCGCAGTCAACGGCACCTCCATATCCTGTTCATAATCACACTCTGAACATTCAAATTCTTGTGTGAGATCCAAGTCAGGATTGGATGCCTTGTAAGCTAATCGTAATTGGCGTGAATCAGACGATGGTAGATTCTGAACGACATAATCGATCAGTTTTGGGTCATCATCACCGTTCACTTCATGAATAATGGTGCTCAACTGGAGAGTTATATTTTTCTCTCCTTCTTTTTTGGTTTTCTTGTTTTCCGAAAGTTTGAGAAGACGTTTTTCTTCGCGGCCGGTCAACAACTTAAAGGTGACGTCTAAATTGCTTTTCTCTAATACTATATTAAAGGTACCATCTCCGTTGTTTACAATATCACGGCTATCTAGATCCTCTGGACCGATTACCTGGGCATCATTGAGATCGAACGTAAAGTCTTGATTGACTCCACAAGAAGGGCACGTCACGTTTGTAGTATATTCGTTACCATACCCAGTGACTCGGGTTGCAACAACAATAGCATTTTTATCACCAATCAACAGAGTGCTGACGTCAATGCGCTTGTCAATAATAACATTGCGCAAAACTCTATCAAGAGCAATTCCCTTTTTAAGTAATGATCTCGAAGTAAGGATATCTTCCTCTTTCGCGGTCATTTGCTTTATTTCAATTGTGGACTCGTTATGCAGGGGGTGACCCTCTGCGTAAAAGCGCCCACCTGATGGCAGGTCCACAAACTCTGTAGGAACGACGAAGGAAAAGGGTGATTCCTGCACTCCTTCTGCTGTTGCTTGTGGAACGGGCGGATCTGCATGTGTTTGCTTCGTGCCGCCTACACGTTCTCTATTTCTTGACAATATACACCTCTCAAATTAGATTGTCTGTTTATACACCGAAGAATTCGTTTCCGCCACCAGCAACTGCTGCAGAGGAATTCGCTGTTTCAACGCGGGCCCAATCATATTTAAGTGTAACGCTCATCTCAGTCAACTCGTCTTCGCCATAGGAAAGATCGCCGTATTTAAGATCTGTAATGAAAGCATTCCACAGTGTCCAAGTTTCAAGCGGTTTGCCATCGGAGTCAATCTGTGTAATATAGACTGTTCCAAGTGCGCCGGCTGATTTAGCCTTAGACATGGTACCCATTTGCTCTGCAGTAGCATCAGTAGGTGGTGCATATCCAGATTGTACCACAATGTCAGAAAGAGTTGCAGTCATATCTGGGTTTACTGGGTCAACAAGCGTAATTGCTGTCTCGTTCCAAGTAACAGAACCAGGATATTGGAAAGTATGGTTTAGATACTTGTGTTCTGCAGTACTAATACTGAAGGAAGGCTTTTGCACTGACTTTGCATACCAAAGCGTGGCTCCGTTTCCTAGCGGATCTTGAATTCCTGTAAATTCTACTGTAAATCTAAAAGATCTTTTCGGATCTTTCAGGGTGGTGTCTTCACCAAAGTTTGTTGACCAGAATGGCATTTTAAGTAGTCTCCCTTAATATTGTAACTAGTTGGTTCATAATTTATTAGTCGTCAAAAGACGCTCCAGTTGATGCGATAACAAAGTCAATCGCGATGAACTCGATGGCGCGCGCTGGCTTGACCATAATCTTAGCATACATGATGTTTTGATCAATCAAGTCAGGGGTGGTTGTCGACTCATCAAGAATCAACTTGTAGTCAGTGATACCGAAGGTAACCTTGACGTTTGCGAGGAATGGCTCGACTAATGAACGGAATCTATTCCAAGTTGCTTGTACATTCTGCTCGAAGAGAATCCTGGACGAGATGATGGAAATTTGCTTCTTCAAGTAAATCACCAAGCGGCGTACATTGATTCTGTCCAGCGCAGACTGGCGCTGTTGGAGTGTCTTCTGACCGAAGACTACGATTCCAGTGGATGGGAAAGACGCAATCGGGTTGATGCGTGCTTCATACAGGATATCGCGGTCTTTCGAAGTTAAGCGCTGGGTCACATTCAGAACTGGTAGCCCTGCTGCTCCTTCGGTAAGTCCGCCGCGGTTAAAGCCTGCGGGAGCGAACCAAAGTTGCGATTTCTTCTGTGAGCTAGCAAGGACGCCCATCATGGCGACACTTGGCGGAATCCACAGGAGTTTCCCAGTACCCTCGTCACGGGTTTGGACCCATGGGTAGAAAGTGGCGCCGTAGCTTGTATCAATCTTGCGATCTCGAAGTGCGATAGCTGCTTGGTTTGGAGTTGAAGCAAGGCGGTCTGCCTTATCGCTTTTGTAGATCTCATGAGTTGGCAAATATACATTTGCTAAGTCAATGAGGGCCATGGCATCGCCGCGGGCGGCACAAATATCCATTGCCTTCTCGGTCAATTGGTTGTTAGTTAGACCGGGAGCTACAAGCATATTCATATCTACTGCTTCGGGATCCGAGACAGTATCCATGGCGCGTGCCCAAGTGTGGAAAATGTAATCATTATTCTCATTGGAAGATCCTGGAGTCATTCCGCCGTTGTACGCGGGATCCGGCTTGGTAATGTCCCAACCATCAAATGCACCCCAAATTGGCACAGTAAACTTGTTGTATCCCGCATCCAGCAGATCTTTATAGCTACCAGTGGAAGCAGATTCTTCTCTAGTGCGAGAGCCGGAAGCGTAATAGTACACACCAGTTGAACCAGAGATAATGTCGTCTAGCGAGAAAACATATCCCCAGCCGTTATAACCGCGATCTCCGAGTTGAGCCGCTGTAGCAGCAGATGTGGGATCGTCGGGCCAGTTGGCTGACCACATTCTGTGCATTTCGCCGATGCCCGGTGTGGAGATGGTGCTGTTTGTTCCCCGAGAAGTTTGCATACCGAAGTAAGCATTTCTTGGATCCGTGAGTCCGCCAGCAGAAGCTGAATATCTAAGGCGCGTAGTCGGGAATTCCATCTTAATAGAAAGAACATCGAGGGTGCCACTGCCTTGCATCAGACCATGCATTGGGTTTCGTCCGAATCCATGACCACCATTTTGGCCCCATGAAGCAGAGTTTGGTACCGAGTAGCCCGGGTTGTTGTATCCTCCGACTCCAGCAATTGAACCGGATCCGGCGAATGACACGTAAGTTCCAGAGACACTATTAACCGATGTGGTGGGAGCGTGACCGCCACCCACAAGGCATCGACTTGTAGCGCCTGAAACATCGAGCAGTTTTGGAGGTCCGAAGTATCCGAAAGGAAGTGTAACGGCATCAATTGCGCCGGCTTCCACGTCGGCATTCATTTGAATATACACAAACTTAGAGTTATTGTCGTATTCGCCATATCTGCGAAGTCTCTTCTCTTTGGTATCCCATTTAACATACATATCACCGATCTTTCGGGCGACAAAGTTGGGACTTGAAGGATCAAGGGTACATTCGTCATAACGCTCAAGAATAACAACATCATTATCTGAATCATTCATATCGCGGAGGAGTACTGAGAAAGTTCCGTAATCGCTAACCGAATTGTTCGATTGGCGCACGTTGGCAATGGAAATCTTGACATTGTCCATAAGCCACTCTCCGTGGCCCCGACCAACGAGTCGGAAAAGCTTTTGGGCGTTAGGAGCATAGTAATCCGCGGCTGCTTTCAAGTCTTGTCCGATAATCCAGCTGGTACGACCTTCTGTCGAAGCGACCTTTTTCATTTGCGCTGGGGTGTTATCCGTGTCAACGCTTGTTTTTGTCTTGGTGTCAGTTAGTTTATCGTATCCCAAGGCGGTAATCAATCCAACAACACTAGTGTTGGTGGCTAAGCCCCGGTCGAGTAAATCTTGATCAAAAGTTTCTCCGAGGAAATAGTTAACCTCGGTAGCGGTTGGGTAGAAGTCACCCGAAGTAGCCAATTGCGGGTTTGTGTTAAGCTTCTTGCGAATGTAGTTCTCAGAAGAATCATTAAGGTTAAACTTAATTTTCTTGCTCACGCTTGAAGCGGTGTAGATGAGGGTGAAGAGACCATTGCTATCGGCTGTAATAAGTGTATTGATTCCCTGCACACCGTGAGTACCTGCGAAACCGTTAGAGTCAGCGGCACCAACCGACGAACCGGTTCCATACAAACTTCCGGAAAGAACAGGTACACCCTGTTGCGTGTAGATAATTGCGGCGAGGGAGGCTGTTGCAGCGGCTCCAGATATAACAGTATCTGCGCCAACATTCGATCCCGTCTGTGGGAACACCCAAAGACCCCAAGCACCACCGGTGGTGCCTATGGCAGTTGTTGGTCCAGCATTCGAAGTCGCCCAACCTGCAGCAGCTGCGCCGCCGGCTGTTCGACCTACATCGGTTTGTTGTCCGAGAAGTCGCACGTAAGTAACAGGTGCGACGTTAGAGCGGAGGAATGCCTTGGCAGCGTAGCCACCATACATAGGAGATGAGTAGTTGCCTTCGCGGTAAATATCGCTATTTCCACCACCGGGCACGGTGTCACCGAACATCTCAACAAATTTTGAGTATGATTCCACCTTAACGGGGGTCATTGCCAGTCCGCGACGTGCGCGGCCGACTACTACTGGTCCAATCTCTGGAGCAGTTCTTGGTATAAAGGAATTATCAATCTCATTGATGAAAACTCCTGGAGATACAAATTTAAAATTCTTTACCGACATCTTTTTGGTCCCTTCCTCTCTTTTAAAGTAATTTGAGTGTGATTGTCAATCATCTGTAAATAGTATTTTCAACTTCAAAAGTCTTGAAGAGAATCAATAAAATCTATTTTACTTCCTGAACTACTTCTCAAAAAAGCCATCATTGCCGGGAACTGGTGCAAGTTCGCGTGGAAATGTAACCTCAACAGTGTTTTCATCGAGACGCACGATTGGTCTGTCGTCGTTTACACCTTCGCCGATTAAGTACCCCAGGACCCTGATTCCAATCTCTGTTGTATACATACGTAGCTCTTCTTGCATGTCGTCAACGTTGTTCGTTTGTGCAAAGTCTTGATTTATAAAAGCTTCGTATAAGTGTCCGTTTCTTTTTAACGTAAAAGCATTAATTTGTCCGGTTCTCGCAATAAAAGGGGCTATCAAGCTGTTCATTTGTTCCTGATATTCAGATTTTAGGATAATCTTGTATTCGAGATTTATATACACCGGGATCGGAATGGACAAAGATTGTATTACAACCTTTTTATTTACACGCGGGTAATATGCCTGTTCTTCACCCACTATGCTTCTCATACTGGCAGCAACAGCAAAGTTTCTTGTTTTATCTTGTACGATCTTTTTTGCTATAACAATGCGGCCAGATCTTCCATCTTTGTTGTGAGAATAAAGGTTGGCTTGGAAAGATCCTTTGCGGGTGGGATCTTTAGTAATAGAAGTACGAGTAATACTAACAATTGGAAGTTTAAGCGCACCGCCATCATCACGAAGAGACTTTTCATGCTTTATTTGGAATGACCTTTCTGGAGCCTGCCATAATACGGGGACCTTGGTGAATCCTTCGTTGGTTCGAGCCGATAAGTCTAGATCTTCCTTCAACCATGAGGTAATTGCATAATCAATACTCTCGATGCTGGACCCCAGCATTCCGATGTCTTCTAGCGTGCCTTCTTTAAAGTCAGAAGGCAGCATTGCAAAATCAAAATTTTCAGGAAGCATCGAATAACCCCTTTCTTGCTCTTCTGCATCTTGCAGAAATTTCAAAACCATGCTCAACTTGACCAAACAGTTTTGTGTCTTCGCTTAACTTAACTATCTCGTAATAATAATCTCCGTACAAAACAAAGTCACCTTCTCGAACATACATGTCTTGATCTTGCTCTAAACGGCGTTTATGGAAATGTACATTAATCTCCCAAGTCTTATCAATGCCGGCATCTGCCATGTAGGTGGTGGAGAATTCAGTGAATTCAACCAAAGCATAAACACGGACTGGTGGGAGGTAAGTTTTTTCTATTGCTTCACCGTACATCTCATGAAAATCGGTTCTTTCAATATCAATCGGATAATAAAGAATCTGTTGTCCGATGACCTTCTCTATAAGTTCGTCATTGACTTGCTTAACCAGATCACGCTCTTTCTTACCAAAGAAAAGCGGCGGTGGTGGATTTTTAGGTCTGTTCCATTCGTTCGCCATTCACATTACCCCACAAATATCGGCAGTGGGGAATTCTTGAATGTTGTGGCCACAGCCTCGGTCTTTTCGCTATCTTGTTTAGCCAGGGCGCCGTACTCCATCTCTTTGAGCATTTCTACCAGTTTATCTTTAAGGTCGGTCTGTTCGTCTTTTGCCTGTGAAAGCAACTCGCTATGATTTAGTGTTACACTGTCTCCAGGAATAGGCATCGTGGTAAACTTTCCTCGAATCTGCCCCAGCATCTCTTTACATAATGCAAGACAATACTTTCTAATCCACTGTTTACCCATAGAGTTGATATTTTTATAAGGTAAGTTGCTAAACGGCAGTGTATTAACATTATTAACGCCCTCGGTACCATCAATCATATTTGAGTTAGAGTCCCAAGCGTCGGGCATGACATAGAATCTCAACCACATGCGATCCATATCGGAAATATCCCAGTGGCCCGGCGTGGGATAAAGTCTGAGTTTATTATCTATTAGCTCATAGGAATAATGTGATGTTCGAGTAAACAAGGAGTCTTCATACATAACCGCTTGCATTTTGTTCTGCCATGTCGGAATTACTTCAAAAGTAGAGTCGTCCGCATATTGTCCGTATGTTGCCATATTTCCAACAACGCCCATACCACCATAATAGCCGTAAAACCTCCACATTGCTCTTGGAGATCTGTAAAACACCTTGGTGACGTATATACGCTTGCCCTCTACCGAACCAGAGAACGGTACCGGCTTGCCGCGGTCATCGTGACCTGCAGCACTGGCACTATTAATGATCGATTGTACATCATAATCTTGCTGTTGAGCTTTTGGTTTAAAAGAAGCCGAATATTCCGGTATTGTGCCACCAAAACCAGCAATCGCAGACAATCCGTCGCCAACTCTTTTGGCGTAAGTCATTTGAAAGCGAGTGAATCGCAGTGCACTGCCCGATGGGCCGTCGACTTGTTCACCTTGGTGGTTAAACGTACCTGTGGTGTTCCCCAGCGTGTCAGAAAGCACATTTTTGCCTTGATGCAAATTAAGGATATATGAATACTCTAAAACTGCCTCTTCATATGCTGCGTAAACATTCGAAGGGGTCAGTTCGATGTCAACTACGTCTCCACCAAGCTTCTTATAAACATATGCAACCTGTGCGGTGGCTCCGCTTAAAAATTCAACAGAACCGGTATAAATACCAAATGGAACTGCGGCGGCTACCTTATCGGTGCTGCCTGTACTGGTTAAAACAACCGTGCTGGTGTTTGATTTCGGATTAAGTTGTGTGGGCACCCAAAGTCCCTCCTAAGAATAAATAGTAAAGACGCGTACAAAACTCAAATCATTGCGCAGAAACGTTTATTTTATGTAGTTGCGTCAATTGTTTTGGTTTTTGTGGCTTTTCTACGTGTTTTACGAGTAGCGGCCTTCTTTTTGGGCGCACTCTTTGTAGTAGTCTTGGGTGCAGCTGTTTTCGTGGTCGTTTTTGCCTTAAATTTAT